GAACCTAGCTTCTCAGAGTTCCTACGCAAAGAGGGTTGCGTGTATAGCAGCGATCAACAACAAACTGGTTGGTGGAGCGTTCAATACGCAACGCAACCCAGCAATGAATGTTCCATTCGGTGAGGCTTCACGTCATGCTGAATGGAACTGTTTGCGTTTGGTGCAAGACAAAGACTATCCCCGAGTTACCCTCTATATTGCACGAATCAATGCAGAGGGAATGCCATTGCCATCTCGGCCTTGTGTGAGATGCATGACTGAGATTCGGCAGAAAGGAGTCACAGAGCTTGTGTATGTTAGCAAGCACAACAATAGAGTAGTAAAGGAGACTCTAACGTAATGGTTACATTTGACGACGATCAAGTAGCAGAGATTCTGCGCTGGCTTATCTTCCAGGAAGAGGCTGGCTATACATTGAGAGATGTAATAGAAAGTATCGAGGATGGATCAGCCAGTAAGAATATCCCCTTCAAGAGTTCGAGTCTATCAGGACTGTCCTAAGAAGTATAACTATGCCTATACATTAGGCTTGACTCAGGCGGGCAAAGCCCAAGCCTTCTTCCACAAGGGTAACTACTTTCACGAGCTTTCTCACGTCTACTACCAATTGATCGAGGCTGGTGCAAAGCCTGGCTCAGACGAAGCGTTGCTTAATATCATGTCACGGATTCGCAACGATCTAGACAAGGCTCCTTCAATCGACCTTGTGCCGATCTACGCTACTGTGACGAAGATTATGTCTCGCTTTATTAAAGAGCAGTCTCCAATTATCGACAGAGACATACAGGTGCTTGGTATTGAACAAGAGCTGGACTATGAGGTAACTACTCCTGCGGGTCGCGTTATCTCCCTGTTCGGTTTCATTGACCTGATTTACAGGGATTCAAACGGGCACCTGAGAATCAGGGACCATAAAACTGGCCAGAAAGCCTGGACCCGTAGTGAAGCAGTAGCTAGCAATCAGCTATTGCATTACGCTCTTGCAACGTACCTTCGTACACGAGAAGCTCCGATGGCGGAGATTTCGTATATCAACTCGAAGGACTATGTTCGCAAGCCAGCGGAGTTTGACAAAGCGTTTTCTTTCGTAGTTGTCAACTACTCTAAGAAGGAACTGGAACTTTATCTTCAACAGATTTTGATTCTGATTGACGATATGCTAGACTCTAAGCCAGTTCCCCACTACGGTTCACAGTGTAACTGGTGCCCATTTCTGACACCTTGTACGTTGGAGCGGAAGGGGATCGATCCATCCCCTATCATCAACGAGCAATATACGGTTGTGGACAGAAATGCCATCAGACAACACGCAAAATTTACCGACGACGACTCCAATGGGGACGACGCCGATTGACTATTTCACGGTCAAGCTGAAAGACGGGAGAGTCTTACAGATTATGGTCAACGACGGAGAAGGTTTCTTTCGACAGGAGGTGTTTAAAGGTACTGAGAAGAGTTTCACAACTCAGCAAGTGTTCGTAGCTAACGGACGAGTGAAGGTTTTACCGAGTTTCAAATGATTAAGAACAGAGTAGATCATATTTACTGTTGTCTATCTTACTTTTCTTTGTGCGGATCACCAAATGTCGATACGATTCGTATACAACCTATGTGCAAAATTTGCCTTACGCTAGAGTTACAGGATAACTTCTGTCCTCTTTCCTCAAGGGGTTGTCAGGCAGTAAGAGAAGGTGAAGTAAAAATAGAAATAAGGTCCTTTCCAGAATGATAAAAGGCTCTCAACCAATCAAGGACGTTACACCCTACGTCAAGGCTCTTATCTACGGGCCAGCAGGAACAGGCAAGACCCGATTCTGTGCAGATGCACCGACCCCACAATGGTTCGACTTTGAATCAAGCACAGAAACACTGCGCCACTGGCCCGAATACGAGCATATTCCAGTCAAACGACCAGACAATGTAGATCAACTACGCAAAGATGTTAAGGAGTGTGTGAGTGGCAAAGAAGTTGAAACGGTTGTCATCGACACCATCACAACCAGTTTGGATTATTATTTGCGACAGAGGATGGATGCTGTTGCTTCCAAACGGGACAAATATACACTTTACGAAGCCGATTACAAATACGCAACTCAGGTCTTTACGGATCTCTTTGGTTTCCTCCAAGACCAACCCATCAACGTTGTTATCATCGGGCATGAGCGTGTATTTCGGGACAATGAAACAGGAAACGTTACAGGAATTGTACCAGACATTACTCCAAGGTTGCAGCAAGCAGTTACTCGACTCGTCAACGTTGTTGGGTATCTTGATGCAGAACCAAGCCAACTCAAAGGAGTTACAAGAAAACTTTATTTGAACAGAACCAAAACCATCGAAGCAAAAAACCGTTTGAACATTCAAGAAGTGTTCGTCGAAAACCCAGAGTGGAAAGGTATCTTCCAATGAGCGATGTATTTCGCGTTAACTTCGGTAATGCACGAGAGCTTGTTCTCCCAGATGAGGGAACGTACACTTTGTACATCACCGATTACGTCATCAAGCCGGCTAAGAACGAAGAGTCACGGAGCAAGGGATACAATGTTTCCATGATCTTCCAATTCGTTGAGCCGCCGGAAGGGAATGAGAACCTGAAGGTTTATCACAACCTTTGGGTTTCGTATGAGAATCCGTGGGCAGCCAAGATCTTCTTCGAGGCTCTTACGGGTAAGGAACTCAGCGACGATTCCCTTGACATTCAAGACCCCGATTTGTTCCTCGGAGAGCGAGTCGGTGCTGCGTTGATCCACGAAAGCTATCCCGCGAACGATGGAACAACGAAGACGAAGCTTGCAGTAGCTTCACCGCAAGCTTTCTTCCAAGCCTAAAACAAAGTACCCCTATGACCAACAAGGTCATAGGGGTACTTCTATCTTTGGATTTAAAATGGAAAATGAGCTAGAAGCTTACGTCGATATGCTATACGACGGACTTACTGGCTATGTCTACGCACCAATCAAAAGAAGTGATAGTTGGGAACAGAAGTTCTTTGACTATCCCAACCAACGTTCGGAACTCGTTGAGTGGTTGTCGTCAAACAGTAGCGGCGACGTATATCTGAGTCCAGCGTTATACTCAGAACAACGAGCCACTAAAGACTCATTCAAAACCAGCCAAGTCATTTGGGTTGAGTTCGACGGCAATGAACAAATAAACTTCGATACACTACCAATACCTTCTGCCATCGTTCAGACAAGCTTTGAAACCCACACGCATTGTTATTGGAAAGTGGAACCCAGCAAAAAGCAGGTTATCGAAGACCTAAATCGGCGACTTACATTCCATTTAGAAGCTGATAGTAGTGGGTGGGATTGTACACAATTGCTCAGGCCGCCAGGTACTTTTAATCACAAGCGGCAGCTTCCTGTCAAACTTGTTTCTTTCGACAATACGTATCACGAATTACCTTCATTTGGTTCGGCACCTAGTATCGGACCACCTGTAGGTTCACTCGTACTTGAAACTGAAATTCGTGACGTTCGCTCTGTCCTAGCAGAGCATGAGCTATCTTATACTCTGAAAAAGATGGTCTTGTCAGAGACTCCTGGTGAGCCTCATCGATCATCTTTCTTGGCAAAGGTAGCCAACGAACTAGCTGAGGAAGAACTGACTCACCTGGATATCGTGTCACTCCTATATAGGATCGATGATCGTATCCAAAAGTTCACAACTCGCACAGACAGGCTTCTCAGACTCTCACAAATTGCTGACTATGCTATTGCAAAGCAAGTGGCAAACACAAGTGTCATCGTCTGGACTCCTGAACAGATTCTTAATAAGAAAGAGAGACTAGAATGGATTCTCCCAGGATGGCTCCATCATACGGGCCAGTTGATCTTATCCTCTGCACCCGGTGTTGGGAAGACACAACTAAGCTTTCAACTGGCTTACGCACTAAGCGTGGGAGACCCCTTTCTGGGAATCAAAGGCTCCACGCCTATGCAGCACTCCATCTTCTACATGAGCTTGGAGATGGATACTACGAGTTTGAAGTACATTCTCGAACATCACAAGGCGGCATGGACGAAGAAACCTACAGGAATACACGTAATCGACGAAGCCGCTTCGTTTAAGAAATACGAATCACTGATTGAAGACTTGTCACCTACAGTTATCATCGTCGATAGCTTAACAGAACTCTTTGACGAAACAGCCCAAAACGCCAACGGGGAAGCAAGGCGGGTTATGAAGTGGTGCCGAAAGATTCGACGCCGCTACGGACTAGCTATCATCCTCATCCATCATAATAGAAAGGCAACGGAAGGAAATAAGAAACCCAAGGGACTCGCCGATCTTTCAGGTTCGTTCCAGTTCGGCAAAGACTCGGACACTGTGGTCCAACTATGGGAGGATCACAAAGGGATGGAACTTTCACTTGTAAAGGCACGATTTGGTGCTAAAGAGGAGTTCTATATAAAGAGGGACAAGAACCTTTGGTTTACACGTATAAACAAGGAGAGTACGGATGCTAGTAACAGACCCACTGAGCCTCCAGAAGATTCGCCGGGAGATGGAGACAAGCCAGATTTTGGCTTTAGACACAGAGACTAATTTCACGGACCAATTGAATGAACGGCATCTCCTTGGACTTGCTATTGCGACGGACTGTGATACCTATTACATACCTGTAGGTCACAAGTCATTCATGGGTTCAAAGACGAACAATATCGAGATTCCTCAGGACTTCTTTGTCGGACTGACTGCTCCCATTGTTGCTCACAACATGAAGTTCGATTATCAGGTTCTTACCAGGCACGGCATAAAAGTACCGACCGACAATCTCTGGTGTACTATGCTCATGAGTGTCTATATCGACGAGACTAACAAGGGGGTGAATTCGGGTCATGGTCTAGAAGTAGTGCTTCCGAAGTACCTGGGTACAGAAAAGAAAAAAGTTGTAGAGGCGTCAGCGTTAAAGAAATTCGGTTGGGAAAACAGTCCGCCTGAGTACATGGCAATCTACGCAGAACAGGACTGTCGCCCCCTCCCATTGCTTTATCAGACACTTCGTCCGAAACTTTCTGCTGCCTTGATAAAGCAGTGGGAGGAAGTCGATCGGGATTTCATGCTCTGTTTGGGAGAGCTTGAAGATCTTGGGATTCCGATTGATCGAGAACTATGCGAGAAATTGGATTACCAGTGTCTCCGTCGAATGGAGGAAATACGACGGGAACTAGGTTTTGATCCAGCCAAACCATCTCAACTGCATCCCAAACTTTTCTCTGATCCTCCGTTTGGTTTGGGTCTAAAGCCTTCATCACTTACTCCTGGTGGAAAGCCGCAGGTTTCATTAGAATGGCTACAGCGGGTCGGGCATCCCACTACTGCCCTTGTGTATGAGTATAGGAAGACTGCGAAGCAACAGTCAAGCTATTTCTCGGCATATCTTAGGCTGACTACCAGGGAGTATGCCAGGTTACACTGCAATTTCAAGCAGCATGGCACCGAGACGGGCCGTCTGTCATGCGAGCTACCCAACCTCCAACAGATCCCTAGAGACGAGTACAAAGATGCTAGAGTTAAGGAAGTATTTCTACCGGAGCAAGGAAAACAACTCTGGGAGATTGACTTTCGGACCATTGAGTATCGGCTACAAGCTGTGTACGCAGCCGATCATAGGCTCATTGATTTATTCGAGAACGAACAAGATTTCCATCAACTTGTGGCGGACGACATTTCAAGTAAGCTTGGAGTCAAGTTCGATCGACAACGTGCTAAGACGGTTAACTACCTCATGTCTTTTGGGGGTGGAAAGCAAGTATTGGCCAAGCAGCTTGGTGTATCGGTTGGAATTGCAGCAAGCATTCACTCGGCATACAAAGCCTCCTACCCGCTTATCTTCGATAAAGCCTTAGAAGCTCAACATGCGGCAGAAGCAAATGACCTGGAAGTTCCAATGTGGAATGGGAGAGTCCGTCACTTTAGATATCCAAGCGAATGTCATAAGGCTTTCAACGCAGTTATCCAAGGCGGAGCTTTCGAGATTGTCAAGCGAGCGATGCTTAAACTGCGAGCTAGCGGATTTACTATGTCCAATCAGGTTCATGATTCAGTATGGCTCAACGTTGACTCTGAGCGAGATGTCATCGATGCCCAACAAATCATGTCAGGATGGACCAAAGACTTCTTCGGACTTACCTTCAGCACAGACAGGAAACGACTTAAGTGATAACAACAAAGATCGGCCAGATGAAGAGTGGTATCATACTGCTTTTTGAAGATGATGACTTGAATTGGCAGTACAGTATAAAGCTTTCCTGGATGGAAGCAGCAGGACTCGGACACGAATTGCATGAAGCTCTAGATAGTCCGCTCTGGCGTGAACGTGATCCCAAGAGTAACCTACAGGAAGTACGCTTTCCAAAAGATGGAGAACAAAATGGATGAGCCAGTATTAGATGAATCATTAACGCCCGCCAAATGTGCTGCTTGCGGATCAGCGGACGTGTTCTATGACCCCACCGATGGATGGTCGTGCCATTCATGCCACAGGACGGACGCTGATGAGTGAAAGCAACGATCCGCTGTTAGATTCTCCTGTTCGTATTTTAGGTATAGATCCGGGGAAAACTACAGGTTGGGCAGAACTTTCCCTACAGGGCCGATCTCTCCATTTAGGAATGTTTGGAGCCACAAAAGACAAAACCCTCGTAGAGATAATGCCATTGCTAAAGGAAGCAGACATTATTATCTACGAGGGTT